GACTTAATTGATATTTATTAAAAAAGTCTAATGTCAGTTTTAAGGTCATACGTAGATAAAAATAACACCATAGTTTCAAATTCTTTAGTAAACACAGGTAGAAACCCTGTGATGGAATTGAATTTTGGTGCTTCCTACATTGCCGTACCTAATTTCGGGTTTTCCCGTATATTATTTGACCTTGATTTAGATTTATTAATCGAAAACATAGAAAGTGGTATAATTTCAACAGGTTGTACATCTGCTATGACCCACACATTGAAAATGACAAACACTTCTTCTTTCGATAACGAATTACTGAACACCTTCATGTCTAACGACAGGAGAAGAGCAAGCTCGTTTGACTTGATTTTATTTAGAATTCCAAAAACGTCGGGAACTACAGGAAATACTCAAACTTGGGATGAAGGTGTTGGATATGACTACAACGACTTCAACTTAGCGAGAAATTCTTCAGTTGGTGGTTCAAACCCACTAACTTACGTGGACCCTAGAGCCTATTCAACAAGACCATCAAATTGGTTTCAAACTCAGACTGTATCCAATTGGTCAGAACCTGGTGTATACAATAATAAGAACCAAGGTTTGGTTAATTTCACAGGGTTGACCATAATAGCCACCCAACATTTTGAGTTCGGTAATGAGGATATAAACATGGATATGAGCAACGAGATAAATTCCATTCTTAACGGAACACTAACGGGTGTAACAGGTTGGGGTATTGCTTATCTTCCATCTATAGAAAACATATCAGGTCTTACGGATAGTTACAGCGTTGCCTTCTTTTCAAGACATACACAAACTTTTTATCAACCGTTCCTTCTTACAACTTATGACGATTTAATTCAAGATGATAGAAATAGATTTTTGAAAAACCAAGTTAACAAACTTTACCTGTACATATATCAGAATGGAGATGCGGTTAATTTAGACGAATTACCTTTAGTTACAATCCAACAAAGAGATGGAACAGTTTACAATAACTTGTCAGGTTTAACAACTTGCTTGAGAACGAGAGGGGTCTATGAGTGTATTATACCGAACTCATTCACGGGCTCACCTACACCATGTATGTTTTACGATGTTTGGTCAAATTTGAAAATAAACGGACAATCCTTGGGAAACGTCAAAAATCAATTTGTTCTTCAAGAATACTCTGCGGGGATACAGATTGGTGTTAGTAGTCATGAGCCTGAAAAATTTGGTTTTGATATCTATGGTATTTTACAAAATGAAAATATTATAAACTCAGACATAAGAAAAGTTGGAGTTACAATCAAGAAAGCATATACAGGACAACAACCTTTAGACGGTGTTACAGCTTTCTACCGAGTTTATGTTAAAGAGGGTACAACTGAAGTCCAAGTGCAAGATTGGACACCAATCAATAGAACACCTAATGAATACTATTTTATGATTGATATGAGAGATAAAATTCCAAATCAATATTATGTAGACATTCAAGTGAATACTTCAGGAGAGAAAGATACTTATAAAAGACAATTAACCTTTAATGTAGTAAATGAAAAAGATAGTTAAATTAACAGAAAGTGATATTTCAAGACTTGTGAATAAAGTTTTGAAGGAGCAAGAATCTCCCAATTATATGTTCTTCAGTAATTTAGAACAATTAATCCGTCAAGCTAATTTACTTTTGGAATTAAATCCTGAAGTTATAGATGACATTCTATTGAATGGTCATGATTGGGCTGCCGACCACATCACTGTGGCAAAAGAAAACTTAGACCAAGTTTTTGATTTCATGATGAATGAGATTAAAGGCAAAGAACATGAAGAGGATAATGAAATGATGGACATGACAGAGGGGAGAAAAAAAACAGGAACCAAACTTTGTTCTAGAGGTAAAGCCGCAGCAAAAGCTAAATTCAAAGTTTATCCCTCGGCATATAGTTCGGGTTACGGAGTTCAAGTGTGTAAAGGTCGTATGCCAGGTTTAGATGGAAAAAAACATTGCTCAGGTTCCTATTGTTAATTGATTTTTTTTCATTTATTTTTGTAGAATGGAAAGAAATATCACAGGTTACATCCCTCGTATATTATTCAGGATATACCTCACACTCAAAGAAAAATTCGACCCAAGACCTCCAATCGCAGCAGAGGAACAATTCTCAATTGACATATGTTCCAAATTGATTTCCAAAAAAGACTCAGAACTTCATTACGCTCCGAAATCAAATAAAAGGTTTATTAGGAATGACGAATTTGACATTTTTATTGTCATAACAAGCAGAACTATACAAATTACCAACCATGATTACAGTCATAGTGTATATATCGAAAATAATGACTTGTATGGTGAACTTTTAGAAAATTTTGACTCCGAAATAGAGCAAAGAAAAGAGGAACTTGAAATGGAGATTTCAAATAACATTCAACATTCCCTAAAAAATATTCTTCAAAAGGTCAATCAATAATTTCCTGAAAAATATACATACAATACTTCAGGAATTTTGAAACACGTTCTTTTTTCACCATTGTCGTTTACACAAGGGATTGGTTTCAATTGAGAAACTATTCTTTTTAACTCGACAGGAGCTTTAGATACTGCTGAATAAACCGATTCGACAGGATATAGTTTTTTTGGTTCGTAAATTTCTTTCAAAACTTTTTTTACCAAGGAATTGATAGATTCTTTTCTTGTTTTGTATGAGACCATAGTTGGTTTGTTTCCTGTTCCAATTTTAGGGTTTTTTTTCTCTTCTCTCCTTTTTTGTTGACAAGCGGCTCTTTTTTGAGATTCGGACATTTTAGAGGCGACGTGAACGGCTCTACACTTAGGATATGATTTTGTTTTAGCTTCAGGTCTACCACAAGGTGGATGTTTTCCATTAACTTTACTACAGATGTTCACCCAAGGTCCCTTAGGTTCTTTACTTCCTTTAGGTTTTTTCTTTGTACCGAACCAAACAGCTAAATCTTCATCCAAAACCTTTTCTTCTTTAAGGGGTCCTACAGCCTTTTTAATGACATCCTCAGGGTTCTCTATATCAGCAATGTTACTTCCACCCTCATCACTTTGTCCTGTGTAAAATTGTTTCAAATATTCATCAACCTTTGATATTTTCTTTGTTCTTCTTTCAATCTTTTCTCTTTCTTCAGGAGACTGTTTGAAATCACCATCTGCTTCCTCATAAGCAAGTTCTGCGTTTGTATAACTGTATACAGGTTCAATGAAAGGACCAAGTTCATCATTTGTCCACGGTTGTGGTGATAGAACAATTGGAACTTTAAATTTCCCACTACTTGCAGCAGTCGTGGCTTCTTTAATATTGAATTTTTTCATATATTATACTATAATAAATATTACAAATGATTAATAATTTCAATCAGGAGACGGGAGGTCAACTTTTCGAGTCTATAAAATTCCAAGACCTCAAAGATGTTAGAAATTTGATAGAGGACTTGAACTTTGAACAATCTCTTTTTTTTCTAAATAAATGTGTCGATTACTCTTATTCAAAAGGAGTTTTTTCGTTATTGGAAAGTGAAGTAATTTCAAAATCTTTATCAATAATAAATTCTAAGTTTATCAACAATAAAGACTTCAACCAACAAGAAACAAATAATATTTAAAAAAAAGGGTCCCGAAGGACCCTTTTATATTTTGGTTAGACCATATTATCTCAACTCTTTCAAATCGAATGTTCTAACTCCATCAACTGTGATTCTACCATAGAAACGGTTGTTAACCATTTTCTTAGCGTATCTAGTCATGATACCCTTGATAGGTGTGAAGTTGAATGGGTTATACATTGTTGGAGTAAGTTGTAAAGGTACATATGGTGCGTAGATGTAACCTGTGTCAAGTAAAGATGTACCTTTGTGACCCAACAACACTTGGTTTGGTGGGAAATAAGGGTCTCTATACACTTGATATCTACCAGCTAAAGTACCAACTCTTTCAATACCCATGTTATATTGGTCTTGCTCAGGAGCTGCATTTGAAACGTGGAAATACTCCAAGTCATCAAAAATTGCACTGATTTCAGAAGATACAACAATCCAGTTAGCACCACCTCTTAAAGTAGACTTATGGATTTGAGCTGAAATTTGGTTGATTGCTGTGATAAGCGTTTGGTTCCAGTCTTTCTGAGTGTAAGGAACTGCGTTAGTACCTAATCTCTTCCAACCGTTGTAATCCCATCTCAAGTTCCAAGCTGCACCTTTTCTAAGGTCTCTCAAGATTTCTCTATCGATTTCAGCTGCAACTTGCTCAGACAACAAAGCTGTCAATTCAGCTTCAGCGTCGATGTTGTGGAATGCTGCAACGTCTTGTGCCATTTCTGGTGACCATTGAGCTCTTAATTTTCTTTCAGTTACAGAAACTGTTACTGACATAAGGTCAAATGAAACCTCACCCATTCTGTCTTCGAATTCCAAATTCTTGTAAATTCTGTATACAGGAGTGAAAGCTTGGTTATTTGCTGTAGTTGAAGAGAATGTTGAACCTGTGTAACCATCAATACATCCTGTGCAACTTACACAACATGGAACCTGAAGGTCTACTTCAAGATAGATTTCTCCATCAGGAGTACAAAGGTCATCATACTGACCACCACCTGTTTTACTGTTAGGGAAAACTGCAGTTGCGTTCGTATTACCATACTGAACGATTCCTTTACCGTATCTCTGAGTTACAACTCTGAAAAGGTATGGACCACCAGCTTTTCCTGTACCAGTGTTGAGGTTATTTCCTGTTGCACTACCATAGATAGTCAAATCAGCCAAGAAAGACTCGTTGTCCATTGGTTGACCATCAGGACCAATTAATTTACCAGCACCATCGCTAGCAAAACCTGACATGATTAACAATACCTTTCTGTAATTGTCTTCACCATAACCTGAAACATTTAAGTTCAAAGTTGTGTTGTTCCATACAGCGGTTACTGCAGTACCTGTTACAGCTGAGAACTGACCTTTAGAATAGTCATACAAACCTGGTGGGTCTAATGCTGGTTCGTTACCCTCATAAAATCTATCATAAAGGTCTCTTCCTGCATTATAATCGTAACCATTGTTTGGGTCTGTTGGACCGTTTGGTGCTCCTACTGGTGCACGGTGAATACCGTTATCAGCAGTGCTTTCATCAGTATAACTTTGAATGTTAGGTACAAAGTAGAACAATTTACCAATTGGTAAGTTCATTGCTTGTACTGATACAATATCGTTAGCTAACAATTTAGAGAAAACTCTTCTAACGATAGGGAAAACCACAGTTTCAAACGCACCTGTATCAGATGTCGTTGCTGCTTCGTTGATTAAGTAACTTGCTTGGTTTTCATAAAGCTGAGCTACGTTTTCTTTCAAGTGACCTTTAAGACCCTCAAGGAATCCTAATTTGTCCCACTTGCTGATTGTGTCTTCTTTGATAACTTTAAGGTGCTTAAGACCGATGTTACCAACAAGACCTGATTCTAATAATGCTCCCATTTTGAGTATTTTTAGTTTTTGTTTATTTTTATTTTATCTTACTCATCAAATCTTTCATTCTCATAAACTGAGGATTTTCGTAAGTTTTTGATTCAATAAGATTGATTGCTGAACCTGAAGTCACAGTTGTATTCAA